CACGGTGCGCAACCTCGCGTCCGGGTGGACATCCGACTACGACTACGTGACACTCGACGTCCCGTCCAGGGGCGAGGACGAGTCCGACCTTGACTACGCCGGTCGTGTCCGTGACGCCCTGGTGGCCGCCTTCCGCAGCTCCCGCCTCGGCTACACCGGCAACGTGGTGGCCAACGACATCGACATGGGGGCGGACGAGTTCGTGGCCGGCAAGACCAGGACCATCCGCATGACCAACGGAAGCGCGTTCGACTACGCGGTGGGCGACCTCGTCGCCATCGTGCGCGGCCAGGCCTCCCAGTCCGAGGAAGGCACCGGCACGCCGGAAGCCATCAAGGGGGACGGCATCCTGAAGCTTAGCACGGTCACCGCGATCAACGGCTTTACCAACGAGGTGACCGTCAAGGACGCGGTGGATGCGTCGTTCATCGACACCGTGTCCGTCGACGGCGAATACCGTCCGGACTACCGCCAGCTCCAGCTCCTCAACCTCTCCGCCACGAACAAGACCGCCTACGCGGCCATGCCCTCCAACAGCGTCGAGCTGTACGACGCGGTCACGGTGACCGTGAACGGCACCCCGAGGTCCATGGAGTTCGTGTCCGAGGAACAGTACGCCAAGGGCACCAAGGTCAAGGTCGCACTCTCGTACGTGGACGAGGCCGGCACCGAGCAGGTCGAATGGCTCGTGACCACTGTCGAGACCTACATCGACTTCGAACAGGAACCGACCGGACCGTACGTCTATACCCTGTCCGCCATGGCCCCCGCCGGCTTCAATGGCGGCGATGCCAGGGTGTTCACCGGGAAGACCGACACCAGCGTGATGGTCGACCTCTATCTTATCGGCAATTACGACGTGACCGTCAACAGCAGCGTCCAGAAGCTCACCGCCCCGGTGGTGACGGAAGGCAACCCGCTGTTCGGCGAGTACGGGGTGTTCGGCTACCAGCTGTCCATGAAGGACACCGCGGTCGTCATGCAGAGCGACAAGGTCCTGCGCGACTCCGACATCGGTGCCAACTTCGTGGGTCTCGGCCTCGCCAACCTCCGCTACGAGGACGTCAACTACACTGGCACCACCGAGAAGGTCTATGACCTTACCGCGGAAGGCGAGTCCGTGGCGCGCCTCTACATGTCCTGCACCTACCGTTTCAACGGCCAGGTGTACAACTTCGACGGCACGGTGGTCGAGTACGTCCACAACGAGACCCAGCTCTTCATTGGCGACACGGCCGACACCGAGTTCGAGGGTTCCGGCCTGAAGTTCGTGCTCAACGAGTCGGGCATCCTGGACTCCTTCCTCGAGGACGAATCCTGGGACCTCTCCGAGACGGTCGTCGACGGCATCCCCGCCGCGAGCGTCACGGCAGTCTCGTTCAACCGTGACGACCCGGCCGTCGTATGGAACGCCATCTGGACCTACGATCCGAAGAACAACGCGAGCACTTCCACTCTCGCCACCGCCTACTCCCTGTTCCTCGACAAGGACAAGGCTGACCAGACGTTCTTCGTCGCTGCCGGCAACGACATCAACAACTTCGGCTGGTCGGGCCGCGAGAGCCTGAACACCACGGTCATCCAGGCCATCCTGAACATCTGCGAACTCCGCAAGGACTGCTTCGCCCTGTTCGACGGCGTGGCCGAACAGAACATTGACAACGCCTTGAAGAAGGACGTGGTCAGGTTCCCGTCCACCCTCGGCCGCTGGGGTGCCATCTATGATGCCCGTCCGCTCTTCTACGATTCGATGATTACCCGTCGTAACGTGGAAATCGCCCCGTCCATCACCATGGCCTCCCTCATCACGGCCAACCGTTCCGGCGCGATCTTCTGGTACGTGCCGGCCGGCAAGGACACCGGTATCGTGCCCAGCGCATGGTGCACCAGGGTCAAGTACGAACGCAAGTTCAACTACCCGGAGGACCCGGATTCCGACATCGCCCGTCTCTGCGACGCGCACGTCAACCCGTTCCGCACCAACGATGACGGTATCTTCTGCTGGGGCGACTTCACCATGCAGATGGAGGACTCGGCATTCAACCAGATCCATGTGGCCATGCTCATCGCGGGCATCCACAAGATCTTCTACAAGTACCTGGACGGCAAGGTGTTCCGCCTCAACACGGCAGCGCTCCGCTCCCAGATTTCCAGCGACTTGCAGGCCAAGTTGAACATGATGCGCGACAGCAACCCGTCGGCGTTCTACGATGCCGTCGTGATCTGCGACGACACCAACAACACCCCGGAAGTCATCGACCAGAACAAGCTCTTCGTCGACCTGAAGCTCAAGCCGACCAAGAGCACCAGATACATCTACCTCAGGACCGAGGTCCTTGCGACCAGTTCTGGCAACAGCATCACCATCAGCAACGTGTAAGGGAGGTGAACTATGATAGGAAAAACTGCTCCTGATATCGACAAGGTCTTCTGGGCCGGAAACATAGACCATCTTCCCGATCCGGTACGTTCCACCCGTTGGCGCTTCATCGTCGACCAGGATATCTTCCAGGCGACCGGCATCGACCCTACCAATGGCGACAGTTTTGGTAAGGACTTCGAGAGCCAGAAGAACTTCACGATTCACATCGTGAAAGGCCCGAAGATTCCCGACGTCCAGACGAAGGAGGCCGCGATCAACTACATGGGCTTCGAGAAGTACTACCCGGTCCAGCAGCAACAGCTCGCCGGTACGGTGGATCTCACGGGCCTGCTCCTGGAAGACGCCAGGGCGTACGAGACCGTCCTCGCCTGGAACCAGTGCTGCCTCAACACGGGCATCCTGAACTCCGACGGCAAGGGCGACACGAACGCCGGCAGCAACCGCATCGCCGACGGCAAGAACGCCATCGAGCTCGGTCTCGGCCAGCAGGAGAACTACAGCAACCCGACCGCACTGCTCCTCCGTAACCAGAACGTTACCTTGGAACTCTATGACTGGATGTACGGCGAGGTCATCATGGCCATCCGTTACATCAACGCATGGCCGCAGAAGGTCGCGGTGCCGACCCAGTTCGACTACCAGAACGCCCAGCTGGCACAGTTCACGTTCACGCTGCGCTACGACCGCTGGAACATCTGGTTCCCGGGCGGCTACCACAGCAAGGTCTAATGGCCGGAAATGATTAAAAAAGGGCTCCTTCGGGGGTCCTTTTCTTGCTTTTTGATAAAAATAATCTATTTTTAAGGCATGATATTCACGGACGAAGAAGTAATAGCCGAACTCATCGGTTCCGAGGACCTCAGCCTCAACGAGCAGCTCAAGAACCTGCGCACGTGGCTCAGGAACACCATGAACACGATGAAGCCCAAGCCGGACGGCTCGTGGGAGGTGGACCCGCAGACGGTCTACTACAACGCGGCGTACTGTATGGCCGAGGCCGGCACCAAGATAGGCCTCATCGCGCTCCGCAACAGGTTCCGGCTGAACGAGATGAAGAAGGAATACGCGAAGCACAAGGCCGAACTCATCGACCGGCTGCACCATGACCGTAACCGTGGATGGGCGCCGAACGACAAGGAGAAGGACATCCTCGTAAGCGGGGACGCCAACCTCGCCGACGAGAAGATGAGGATAGACTGCCAGGAGGACTTCGTCCAGTTCCTCGCGGAACAGCAGGAACAGATCCGCTACTACGCAAGGAATGCGGACGTGCTGGTAAAGGTCCACAACTTCGGACAGGAAATAGGAAAGATTATCGTCTAGGGGGTATGTATGAAATTTTCACTTAAAAGCTACCGTGACTGCGGAAAGTGCGCCTACGCGACACTGATGGACGAGTTCGACTCGGAGAAGGACGAGATCCGTCTCAATGGCAAGAAGGTCGAGATCAAATCCCTTGACGACCTGTTCCCGTTCCTGTGGAACATCCCGGGCATTGCCTGCCACGACAATGCCAAGCATATTTCCGTCTCGGACTTCTATTCCACGGGCACCTGGTGGGAACACAGGTACGGCGAATCGATCGAGGAGCGCGAGAAGGAAATAGATAAACTTGAAAAACGCCTGAAAAAGGCTGCCGACAGCCGGAAACCGAAGATACAGGAGCGGCTTGCTTACGAAAAGGAAAGCATCGAGACTCTAAGGCGCATCATCAGACGGCATAACGAGGAAATGGAAGAACAGAAGGAGGCAATCCGTGCCGACAACAAATCCTAGCATTGTACAGGAATCGCCGTGCCCCCACGGTGACGAACGCGTCCATGTCCTTGCCGACGTGAACATGGATTCGCTCGTGGGCGACAAGAAGGCGCTTACAGAGGTGGTGAACGAGGAGTCCGAGCTTGCCAAGAAGTGCGGGGCCAACACCTCGTTCGAGAAGTGGCGCCCGGTGACTACCGATCTGCCGCACTGTGACGGCATCCCCGTCACACCAAGCAAGCGCGTGGATATCCCTGCCGACAAAGGAATTTTTGGATGAGCCAGTTCGTGAGCGCAGAACCCCTGGACCCGGGCGACGACCTGTTCGACATGGACGTGGACCTCTCTGCCAAGCCGGCTACCGAGGAACAGCCGGCCGAGCAGCCCGCTGAACAGTCCAAGGAGGAGCACAAGGCCGAGATTCGCGAGGAGATGAGAAGCAACGCGTTCGCCGCCATCGAGGACAAGCTCGGGCTCCCCATCGGCAGTACCAAGGAAGGCATCAAGACCGCCAAGGAGACCACCAGGGCGGTCACCCAGTCCGTGCAGAGCCTTAAGAGCCAGTATTCCATCATCGAGACCAAGGAAAAGCTGAACGAGGCGCTTCCGGTGCCCCGCTACGACATAGAGACGCTCGCCGACGACCGTAACAGGCTCAGGGAGCTTGCCTTCCAGAACCTCGAAATCGCCAACAGGTGGCTCGCCACCCTCGACGATCAGATCATGGGCACCATCCAGCCGACCGACCAGAACTGGGCGGCAGCGGCAAACATGTACAAGACGGTCTCCAAGGGCATCAGCGACCTGACGCACATGCTGGTCACCCTGCGCCAGGAGGACGAGCTGATGAAGCTGCAGCTCTCCTCGGCCAACGGCGCCCAGGGGGCATCAGGTTCCGGCGACGAGCCCGTGGACCCGAACGACCCGCTAGGGAGTACCAAGGGACGTCCCATGACTCCCCAGGAAGTCATCGCCCTAGTGCGCGAATGGGGCAAGGAGAGGGACGCCGAGACCGAGCAGCTGGTCAAGGACGAGGCCGACGCGAGACAGCGTAGCCTGCTGGCCGGCCAGGACGAGGTTGCCAAACAGGGATGATTTTTGCTATATTCCTCCCGAAACCGAGAGGAATTTTTTTCATGCCCAAGATTGCAATCATAGGTGACATACACCTGTCGCCAAAGTGTGACATCACTTCAATCCGTAACCACGTGGTCGCCGCGCAGAAGAGGTACCTTGACGGGCTGGCCCCGAAGCTGGAGGCCGCCGGTGTCGATACGATCCTGTTCGCCGGAGACATATTCAGCGTCCGTACCTTCATCACGGTGGAGGCACTGAACTACGCCATGGAACTGTTCGGGAAGACTTTGGCCAAGTTCGACATCCATATCGTCGCGGGTAACCATGACTGCCTGTACGACAACACCAACGCGGTGTCCAGCATCCGTTACCTGGGGATGCTCCCCAACGTGCATGTATATATCGACGGGATCGAGACTGTCGAGCTGCACGGCATGAAGTTCCACATGGTGCCATGGGTCACCCCTGCCGCGATGCCCGGGTTCAACGACTGGCTGGCCAGGATGGCCAAGAAGCCGAAGGCCGAAAGGGACAATACGGTCATCCTGGGACACTTCGACATGATGGGCGTCCTGATGGACGCGGGCCAGGTGTCCGAGGCGGGCCTTGAACCGGAGAAGTTCATGAAGGCCGCGAGGTACACGTTCAGCGGCCACTACCACTGCAGGTCGACCCACGAGAACCGCGGTAACCGGGTGGTGTACCTGGGCACCCCGTTCCAGCTGACCTTCGCCCACGTGGGGACGGACTGCGGCATGTACCTGTTTGACGACGAAATGAACCTGGAGTTCATCGAGAACACCGAGTCACCGAGGTTCATGGACTGCGACGACGAGCACCTGGACGGCCTGGGCGACATCAGCAACTACTTCGTCAGGTACATGGCCAGGACCGGAAGGAATGCCGACGAGAGCTCTGAACTCAAGAAGAAGCTGGAATCCTACGGACCCCTGTACATCAAGATGGTCCCGTACGGGGGCGAGGCCGGCACCTTGGACGACGTGAGGGCGGTCGACGACGAGGAGGCCAAGAGGATCATGGAGAGCGACACGATCGGGCTTGCCGCCATGTACATGGACAGGTATGCCGACCTGCTGCCCCAGTTCGACGACGGCACCGATTCCAGGGAACTGGTCACCGGATTATTGAAGAAATATGTGGACAGGGTCGGATAGGGGGATTTGGCGTGAAAATTCAGATTGTGAATAAGAAAACCGATACCGATGTGCACGTGTACGACCTGGACAAGGCAATCGGTCTGCATACGGCCAAGTCCGGCAAGGTCCGTACACTGGAAATCTATTGGCCGGGGTTGCCCATGCCAATGGAGTTCCCGGATTCCAAGTACAGGTTCGACGAGGTCGAGATATCGATGGCCGGCGCAATGTCGTTCGTGAAGCGTTCCATCCCGGAGTTACTCGGACTGTTTGCCCTGTACGGTTCCTGATTCCTTCAAAAAATCCATATTTTTGCCACGGTTTCCCTCTATAGGGAAACTTTTTTCATATACGGATATAGTTTCTTTTCCAGAAAAAGGATTTTTAGCTATGACCGATTTCAAGAAACTCATCGAGGACGGCATTGCCGCCAACCTGGCCAGCAAGCCCAAGTTCAACATCCTGTACGTGGGGGACGAGAGTTCCCGCCTGGCGTACTGCCGCGGCATCACCGCCATGCAGGAGTTCAAGCACTTCTACGGCAACCTTGCCGACATCTCGCTGACCATCATCGACAGCAAGACGTTCATCAGGGCATGCCCGGACCTCGCGTTCTACAACATCCTCTGGATCGACAACATCTCCAACCGCAATTTCATGGCGGCCCTTGAAGGCAAGGTGAACGACGTCATGCTGAAGGTCGCCCCCGACTGGCGCAAGGACGCCGAGAAGATCCGCAAGGATTCCGAGACGGACCGCAAGGCCTACGAGGAATTCCAGGCCGAAGTCGACGCCAAGGTCGCCTCCCTCGGCGACAACGAGGATGAAATCGAGAAGTACCTCGCCACCGTACAGGAAAAGCTCGATTCCCTGAAGGAAAGGGGCACCGTCTACGAGCAGTATATCGCCGACGCAAACGAGTACCGCGCCATGACGCTCCGTGTCGTCTACGCCCTCGACGAGTTCGTCTGGGAAGCCCCGGCAGGCCGGCAGCGTACCATCGTCGACGCGATGACCGTCCAGGAGACCATGCAGATGGCCGACGAGGTGGTGGTCCCGAACGGCGAACTGGCCGGCGCAATCAAGGACCTCGGCCTCGTGTCCGATTACACCGACGTCCTCGTGATCCCGACCTTCATGAACGAGTACTTCTACCCGATCAATAGAATCTACAGCCGCATGGCTTCCCTGAGCACCATGATCAACAAGCCGAAGATCCTGGTGAAGGGCACGTGCATCCCGCAGAACGTACAGAACTTCATCATCCACGGCTACGACAAGTACGACATCACCATCTGTACGGTCGGCGAGCTCGACGACCGCCTCATGAAGCTCCTTACTACCCCGAAGGACCCGAAGCACCCTGAAAAGGGCGCCTGCGTGCGCAACATGGTCCACTGGGCCAACCCCTACGTGAACCCGCGCAACATGCAGAAGACCATCGCCATCGAGCGCGACGCTGCCTTCGACTTCACCATCCTTACCGGTCCGGACGACTACGGTGACGACATCTACAACGTCACCATGACCGATACCGACGCGCTCATCGCGGTCGCTTCCGGTTCGCTCGCCATCGCCTGCATCGACGACGCCGGGTTCCGCAAGGGCACCCATATCTGCCTAGACACCGGCCTTACCTTCGGCAAGGACACCAAGGTGGACGACATCAAGGGCATGCTCATCAAGTGGTCCGTGTGCACCAACTGGGACAGCGCCTACGAGAAGCAGAAGCAGTACCTGGTCGGTCGTCGCCTGGTAAGCGCACCGAACGTGATGGGCGGCTTCTTCAACGCGATGCTCGGCCGCAGGTTCTCCCTTGCCCGTAAGGAAAAGTTCGGCGAGGGCGACTCCAAGCCGGAAGCCGCGGCCGAAACTGCCGAAGCCAAGAAGGACGGGGAATAGCGATGGCATCCGAGCGGCATTTCGCCGTCCGGGTGGACATCAGGAGCCTGGCGGCCAACAAGGAACTGCCGGGCCATTCTCTTGACTACCACGACCTCAAGGTCGAGGCTCCCATGATCATGGAGCCGTCCTACGCCACCCACGGGGAGGCCGTTGCCAGGGTCATGGACCTGATGGAGCACGGGCGCGGCGAGGAGATAGAGGTCGACCTGCCGAACGGGGAGCACTATGTAGGGCCCCGTTATTTCTACTATACTACGAAAGGATAACAGCATGGGGAACGGAATCGAAAGTCTCGACCCGGAAAGCCGGAAGATACTCGAACAGGCCATGTCGATGGACTCGAGCATGCGTGCCATGGGCATCAACCAGGTGCGCGAGGCGGAACAGCGCCAGCTCGCCGAGGACATGGAACGCAAGAACGCCGAGGCGCGCCGTCGCAGGGGTGCGGCAATCGCGGGAGAGAACCCGGACGCTGCCCCGCAAGTGCAGAGACAGGCACCTATCAGGCGCCGCAAGGGGATGAACCGCCAGGTGTCCCCGGTGCAGCAGGAGCCCCCGGAACATATCGCGCCAGTGTCCCAGGTGCCGACAGGGGACGCCCCGTCCGAGTCCGCCGTCGACGCGGGGACCATGCGCAGGGCGTTCGCGCGGCTCAGCGGCAACACGGACACCGCGGAACCAGTATCGCCGCCGGTACAGCCGGTACAGGAACCGGTACAGGTGCCCGACCGGGCCAAGGAGTCCACGGCACAGGACGCCGATGTTCCCAAGGAACCGAGGGTCCGGCTGCAGGAATTCAATGACCGCCCGCCCGACGTCGACCCGGCCAGGGACGACTTCAACGTGTTCACCCCGGTGACCAGGCTCCCCTCGAAGGGGCTGTTCTACCCGGGACAGGTGTACGGCCAGTCACTGAAGCTGATCGACAACTACTACCTTGACGACGTCGTGGACGGTACATCCACGGCCAGGGAGGCCATCGACGCCATCCTTGGGCGGCGTATCAGGGGAGTCGACCCGCTGGACATCCTAACGATCGACGAGCCGTACCTGCTGCACTGGCTACGTGCGTCCTCGTTCCCGAAGCACGGAATGCGGCATCCCGGATACGTGTGCCCGCACTGCAAGTTCGACACGGACACCGACAACGTGTACCGGGATTTCAGGATCGGCTTCGGTAACCTAAAGTTTACATTGACGAAGGACATCGACGAGCTGTACTCCCTGTACCGCGAGAACGGGTACCATGCCGGGTTCCTTGACGACGGGAGGGAGTGCCATGTCTACGTGCACCGTCTCCGCCATGCACGGGAGCTTAACGGGTTCCTCGACGAATGGGAGCAGAAGAACGGTATATCCGCGCCGAAAGCCATAAGGAAGGCCGCGGGCGTGGCAACCGTGGTCGAGATCGAGGGCTGCGATGGCATGTGGGAGAAGTTCGGGTACATTTCCGAACTGCCCGACGTGCAGAAGGAGACTTTCGAGAATCTGGTGGTTGAAGGAACCGTTGCATGCAACCTGTCTGCGGTCATCAAGTGTGGCCGATGTGGAGGCGTGGTTGAAACACCATATCCCTTTCGGGTACCGTGGTTTGTTTCCGGTCTTTAACATCGTGTCGCTGACGAAGGACAAGGCGCTCGTGTCCGAGATGACGAGCAACAGCATGGCAGACTGCGACAGGATGTTCATACCCGAGTTCCTCGAACTGCTTGACTACGCGGAACAGAGGTTCAGGAGCATGTACGTCCAGTCGTCGAGTTCCATGGTGCCGCTCGGGACGCAGTAGGGCCTGCCGAAAAAATATAAACTGTCCGGTGACGATATAGTCGCCGGATTTTTCTTATGAGTGATGTCATTAGCGGAAATACTACGAACACGACGGTTACCGGGCAGTCCGCTGCCGGTGCGTCCGATGCCTCGAAGCAGGCCGTCACCGGCGACCTTACCGCTGCCATGGAATCCATCGGCAGCGCAATCGGCGAACTGAAGGACTTCCTGCCGTCGGCGATGGAGAAGGCGGTCAATTCGGCCATATCCAGCGACAGCACGAACAATTCTCTCTATGACGCGATAGCGTCGGCGACCTATGACAGCATAGGCGCGCTGGTCTCGGAAGGAAAGATCGGTCCCGATGGCAACGGGACAAGTGGCGACACTGACGACAACGGGCGCGGGTTTACGCGCGATGACCTTCTCAGCATCGCGGCGGTCGACAAGACCGAGCAGCTTCTCATGGACATGGCCGACACGATCGGCAGGTCGGTCGAAAGCGCTATTTCCGGACGTACGGAAGACGAACTGGCGAACGGGACCGGGACGACCGAAATTGATACGGATGAAGTCAAGGGCGGCGTTACCGACGAAATAGGCGAACGGGCCGATAACGGTTCGGATACCGTGACCGACAACAAGGAGAATGCTGGCGGCATTCATAATGCCGTCAATAACGGGACACTGCCGGAAAGGGACGAAATAGAACAGGGCACCACCGATACGCCGTCTCGACCCCCCATACCCAATGAACCCCCGCCGGAAGGCCAGAAATACGTATATGACAAGGGCACCGGCGAATATGTCACTAAAAATGAAAAGTGGCAGGGCGACGAGATCGACAGTTCCAAGCAGTCGAACGATGGCGCCGGGGTCACCGGCGGAAAAGTCGTCCGGGATAATGAAAACAATTTATCCGGTGCCGATGCCAGCCGCAAGAAGATGATGGACGACATCTCCATGAACTTCATCTCGAAGACGGCACCCGAGTTCATGGAGAAGGGCAACGAGGTATTCGACAAGATCCTGGATGACGAGCTGACCGTACACCTTGACCAGGATATCGGTGCATCCGTCGGTGCGTCGGTAGGCAGCGCAATGAAGGGCCTTCCTCTCGGGTCACTGCTCAAGGGCGGCGGGATGGCTGCACTCGGTGCGGCCACCATAGCGTCGCTGGGAATGATTGCCTCTGCCGGAAAGGGCCTGTGGGACTGGCACAAGGCAGCCGCCGAGGCTGACAAGAACATCCGCGAAATGGTCGACAAGAATCTTGCCGGCAATCAGTCGAAGAAAGAAGGTGCCAATGACGCCCTGCGTGATGCCAATGACGCCAGGATTCGTGCTGAAGAAAAATTGCGACAGGAAAAGGACAAGTGGTTCAACGGCGATGAAATAAAGAAGGCTAAGAAGGAACTGGCCGAAGCCGAAAGACGGTTCAGGGAAGAAGACCGGAAGTTACAGGAAAAGAAGAAACGCGCTGCCGCCATGGGATTGGATAACGTTAATGACATGAAGGCGTTATCCAAATGGGAAACCGAACAAAAAGAACGCGCGGCCAAGAGTGGCATTGATGTAAACGATGAGCGGGCATTCATTCAGTTCCAGGAAAAGGAAATAAAGCGGATCAATGAAGAAAAGAAGCCTGACGTGTTATCGGGGACCCAGCCTAATGGAGCGGGTGTGGCCAATACTGCGCCCAAGGTGGAACCCGGCCAGGTTCCCGCTGTCTCCGGGACGACCGGGAAGCCTGAAATTCCGCTTGCTGCCGGCTCGACTACGAATACGGCGACAAGCACGGTAAACGCGGGTACCGGCGCCATGACCGAGGACATAATTACGGCGGAAGAAAGGATGCAGCAGTACAGGCTGTCCACTTTCGAGGGAATAAGGGACGCGCTCCTCCTCCCGGAGGTGCAGGCGATGTTCAGCAATACGGCAAGGACGGCCGGCGCGTCGGTGGAACAGAGTTTGATGGGGTAGTGTATGGCATGGTCGGCTAAGGAAATAAGGAAAAAGAAGTACACGCCGTTCCCGGGGCACGGCGACTCCGTGTCCAAGGCGTACCATTCGGAAAGGCTCCCGAACCCGAACGTGATCCGTATCGAGGTACTGTCTCCCGCGGCCAGGTCCGCATACCTGAACGGGGGTCTCTATGCGATGACCAACAGGTTGCAACAGACCTTGATGGAGTCCATGCTGTATGACGACGCCACCAAGCCGTTCTACGGTTTCTTCGACCCCAAGGAGAACGAGGGGATTACTTTCGGCGTGAAGGCCAACTGGAAAGCGAACAGAAACAAGGGATTTGGCGCCGCAATGAAACAAATCCAGCACATTAGCGACTCGGTTTCCAAGATACCTGTCGTAGGCATTGCCGGCAAGGCAGTCGGCGGATTGGCCAGTGCTGCAGGGGAAATTGGGGAACAGGCGGCATCGTTTGCCAATAAGGCTGGCCTGAATACTGATTCTACGGGTGCATGCACTATGCGTGACTTTTCCGAAGCAACTTTCCTGTTCGACAAGACGGTAAAGTGCAAGTGGTACATGCCTGAACAGGAATACATGGCCCGACTGTCCATCGCCAGGCTGCTGACACTCACGTTCGTCAGGTCGGCGAACATGGACGACAGCGACATGGTGGGAAAGCTGACAAGGGCGGTATCTGAACTGACGACTAGCCAGGAATGGAACGATGCCATGGATGCCGTGAACGACGTGCAGGAGGAAATCGTCGCAATCGGGGGCCAGTTGAAGCGGGTCGTCAAGAGTGCGGCCACCGATGCGCTGGGTAGTGGCCTAATAGAGACTGCAAAGGAAGGCGTGCAGGCAGGCGGCGATTTTATATCTGGGTTGGCTGATGGTCTTAAGGGTTCCATCAACAATGCATCCCAGATATTGACCGATAAGACTATCGGTGAACATGTAGATACCTTAAAAAATAACGTGGCCGGCATGGCCCCGAGCGAGGACACCAAGGCTCTCGCTGCCGACGTGATGAAGATGATAATGAACGACGGGTTGAACTTCATGCTAAAGGTGAACTCGTTCTTCGGCGGGAACATCACGGTGAACCCGTTCCCTGTACGCCTCACGATGGGCCATATCCTCGACATCGAGCCGGTGGTCATCGAGGGTGTCACTTTCCATTCAAGCAAGGAACAGTTCATTTCCGAGGACGGGACCCATATCCCCCTCTACATCACCGCCGACATCAAGTTCGGCATGTGGATGACGCCGGACCCGAAGAAGGGATTCATCCGCTGGATGGGCGACGACGTGTTCAACAGCGGGAGGTACCTGAAGAACGCCAAGTCGTCCGGCACTGCGGGCACGTCCTCCGGTACGTCAGGAAACAAGAAGAAAGGCGCAAGCGGAAAGTAGGTAAGACATGGCAAAGGAAGAATTTCCCCGTTTTCGTACCAGGGACCTGCCGATACAGAGTTCCTTCAAGCTGCCCTACTACAGGGGCGGCCGCCTTGATCTCGAATGCGCCAGCCGGTACGGCATGCCGACTGCCTACAAGGTGTTCGCTGCCGCGAATCGCCTGATGAACCCCATGCTCACCCGTCCGGGGATACGCCCTTCCGACGAGTCCATACGCAACGAACTAGTTTTACGTGGCTACTCGGGGGCGGCCCTGGAGGCCGAGTTCCGCAGGGTGACCGAGGCCACCGTGCGCGGCGTGAGGGACTGGCTGGGATACTCGGACTTCGGCAACGGGAACATCACCGACGTCGAGCCCGGGATGCTGGTGTTCGTCCCGTCCCCGGACAGCGCGGTGCGGTGGTACGACCGCTATAACGAACTGAACGAAACGGCGGATAGCCAGGAAGAAGAATAAATGGGTGGAGTTTCCAAGACAGGGTCGAACTTCGTGGTGGCGTTCTCGCTGCCGAAGTCGCAGAGCCCCGACGTTGACGGGTACGTGCTGGTGAATGCACCTAGCGTGCGCGAGTTCAGCATGTCGTTCCCGATGAACGCCATGCCGTCCGGGCACGCGGTGTGCATGCTGAGCCACAACGACATCATACCGGTAGGCGGAAGCTACGGGGTGATGCTCATACAGGACTACGGTTCCGACACGACTGACGACATGGAACTCGGCATCTACATTTCCAACTTCACCCAGTCCCAGAACACCACCGACAGCGTGAACATCTCGTTTGACTTCAGGGTAGGGTCCAAGGATGCCGACCTGAAGCAGGTGAACTTCGCCAACATCGGCACCAGTGTCGCCACCATGAAGGAATGCGTCAAGCGTGCCGGTATGGAATGCACGGTAAGGTATTCCGACAACGGCAGGAACTCCGACACCATGGTATGGCGTCTAGTAAACGGGAACTTCGAGGAGAACATGGACTATATAGTGTCCAACTCGTACATACCTTCCGACATACTCTACTGGGCGTTCAACGAGTCCACCGGCAGGATAGTCATCTCGACCTTCGGTACCGAGAAGGCTTCCAAGACACGTTCCCTCATGCTGTACTCGCAAGACGCCATGCTGTCCACCAAGGACGCGGTGTACAGGCCGAAGAGCCTGGCCGGCACCTCGGTGTACAGGTACCAGTCCATGCGCAGGGAGGACAGGTCTTCCGCATGGAGGGCATCCATGTTCCCGAACCTGGTGGTCGACACGACCACAAGCGACGGCCAGAAGGAGACAGGCGACTGCGGCGGCGAGTGCCTTGAAGTCATCATGGGTACAGCGGGCGCGGCCGAGCTCCCGAGCGGTATGAAGCCGCCCGAGGACAGTTCGGGCGTCTATGGCGACCCGAAGCTTGCGATGGCCTTCCCCATGAACGGGCACAAGAAGTATGCGGTCGCGGACACCATCCGCGCACGCCTCCTGTCCGAGTACGGCAGGGTGGCCGTGGTGCGCATCTACAATCATTTCGGTCCCCCGGTAGGCTCGTGCGTCTACCTGATGGCGAGCAGCATGATGATCCGGCAGGGCGACCTGACCGCGGACCCGGACTACACGGCCCGCTACATCGTGATGGAAAAGCATGTCAGCAAGGTCACGAGCACCACGGCGGGCACATTGGGCAACACGGTCGGCACCATGACAAGCGAGTACGAGACGATGCTGGTCCTCGCGACGAATTTCCAGTACGCCAAGGACCCGTCCAAGGAATACGGCATCGTGATGAACGTGGTGTCGCAGGTGATCGACAACGTGGAGGACACGTAACATGGCCGAATCTACACTGAACCCACTCGACAGCGGAAGGCGCCTACCTCTCCCGTTCTACTACGGACAGGTGGTCGGCACCATGGTCGACACGAACCATACCGGCGCCGTGCAGGCCGTCATCAAGGGCGTGACCGACGACTGGAAGGACGACGAGCAGCCGTGGGTGTACCCGCAGCTCGGACTGGGTCTCGAGGCAGTCCCCCAGGAAGGGTACTGGCTACTCATCAGGTTCCTCAACGGCGACATCATGCAGGGACTCTACTACGGCGTATCGGCCACCCCTTCGTTCCTTCCCAGGGAATACACCGAGAACTACCCTTTCCTTGCGGTTGCCAACCTGGGCGAGCACAATTTCCTCTATACCCACAACCGCGACACCCACGTCACCAAGATCGACAACCCGGGCAACGGGTCCAATATCACGTGGGCCCCCAACGGGGCCATCACGATCGAGTCGGACAGCTACAGCAGCGAGGAGGGTCCCAAGTCGCTCCCGGTGCTCACCGAGGGCACGGTTGACATATTTACCTGCATGCCCGTGGGTCACGGGGAGAGCGGGGTGACCCAGGGTAGCGAGTACCTGTCGGTGTCCCACGTTTCCGCCATGACCATCGAGACGCTGCGTGGCGAGGGCCTCCAGGCCGAACGTACCCCGGACCCGGACGAGATGGGTGACGGCGTGAACACGGCGGACCTGTACAATGCCGACGGCGACGTGGTCGAGACGGTCCCGATCGAGTCGTGCGGGCCCGACGGATTCATCGTCCGCAACGGGAAGACGCCTACCCATATCCTGATATGCTGTACCGAGGGTGCAGCGTACTCCGGCAAGCTGTCTGACTTCATGTCGGACGACGCGAAGAGCGTGCCCCACTACCTGGTGGGCCTCGGAGGTGGCAAGCCGGACGTGATAGGCACCAACGACGCCAGCCCGTCCGAACTTACCAACAACGGGTTCGCCCAGTTCATAGAGCTATCGAACGACGCCACCTTCGGAAAGGACATGAAGCTGGAGTCCATGCGCAACAAGAAGGCGAACGTGGACGCCATAGTCGTCATGTTCTACGGGGACGGAACGCTGAACCAGTACCAGCAGGATAAACTTGCCCTGATACGTACCAGCGCGTCCAAGACATTCAACCTGGACGGCGAGCTGCCGGTATTCGCGTACCGGAGGTCCATGCTCGACCTGTCGTACGTCAACCTTATGCAATACGAGGAGTCTTAATTCATGGCCGCGAAGACATGCCAGGAAGTCCTCGACGGGGACAAGCAGAACCTTACCGGGGTCACCGGGAATTCGATACAGGCGAATACTGCGCCCACGTCGGATTCCATGCTGGCCGTGTCCGACAAGGACAAGGACGGCGACTTCCTCGACGTGTTCAACGACGCGTCGAGCGCCATCCAGAAGGCGGCCACCGAGCTGTACGCCTACGACTGTTCCGACCACCTTTATGAATGGATTACCGACCTGTGCCCGTGGCTCAAGTACGGACTGAACGCCGTCGATTCCGCGAAGAAGTTCCTGAACTCCATAAGCAGCGGGGTCAAGCTGAAGGACTTCATGTCCACCAACACGGTCACCAAGGCCATATGCAACGCAATCGCCACTTTCTACGGGACACTGGTCGGCTGGCTTGAGATATGTACCAAGGCCGCGTTCGTCCTGTTCGAGAAGATAGATGCCGCACGCAAGAAGCTCGAACGGGCGATGAAGAGGATCACGAACGCCACGCTCGCCTGCCTGCTTGACATCTACGACGCCATCGACAAGTATCTGCAGAACACCATCGAGCTTTCCCTCGCGATCGACTGGAACTGCCTCATCAAGTTCATGACCAAGTGCCCCTGCGTGTCCAGGTTCATCGCCTACATAATGGGATGCGATACCGACCAGTACGGCAACAGCATCTCCGACAACCCGGTGGAGATCGTCAACTGCATCAGGACCAAGTTCCCGTTCCTCGACGGGGCCACCCTGGCCACGGGACTGTCCAGGCTGATGGAGAAGTACATCCGCAGGTACCTGGTGCTGTTCTTCGACTTCATCAAGTTCGGCATCGACTTCATATTCAGCATGATCATCGCCCCGTTCCGCTGGCTCATCAAGAAGTACGCGGACTTCCTCAGGAAGAAGTGGGACGTGACCGCCATGATCGCCGGGGCCAAGGAGGCCCACCTGGACTGCCTGTTCGTCTATACGACAGAGTACTCCGGGGACAGGAAGTACTTCGGGATGTCCATCATCGACATGATAACGACGCTGAAACGGATGATCCCTTGCCTCGAATACGGGTGTCCGGGCCTGAGCGACAAGATCCGCAACAAGGTCAAGAAGCTCAACGAGGACCTGAGGCTCACCGACAAGTTCTGGAACAGGGCCTTCGAGGCCGACCTGTACATGTGCTGCATCGACGCCGATGCGGAACGCGCCTATACCTTCGACGAGCTGAGGGACATGTGGGATTCGCTGTGGGACCGCCTCGTCTCCAAGACACAGAAGGCCTCGGCCATAGTGGACGAGAACCGGGCCTCGGTGTCCCTGGGCGAGATAGGCATCACGATAGAGGAGAGCAGGAGGGAGAACGGTGCCGAGGAGGACCCGTATTCCAGCTACAACGACCCGTACAGGCAGGCCGCTACCTTCGCCACCGGGCAGGACCTGGAAAACAACGTCCTGAACGGGTTCGAGTACGTCTCCCCGAGGGACGAGGCCATCCTCCTGAAGGTGGCCGGGTCCATCGTGGCCGGGCTGAGGGGAGGCGACGGGTACTACAACGAGAAGTGGTACCAGTACCTGCGCTTCAAGGCGGTGAAGGAATTTACCGAGGGCGGCATGGACTCGCTGAACGACTATGCCGACGAGCTTACGGAACTGTACAAGAGGGTTCCCGTGAGGAGCGCCTACCTGCCGGGCAAGCGCGGCAGGCTACCCCTGGATATCGATACCAGCGAGCGCCCGCCCAACTACGCCCCGGAGAAGGACTACGATTCCCAGCGTGTCGAGGCCATACTCGCGACGAAGTGGGACCCGGAAGGCAAGGACGAGCCGCTGGCCGACTACTATGCGAGAATGTATGCAAAGGCGGTGTAGGTATGTCCAGAAAGTCATACTACACCGGGTGCCATAGCGACATCTACCACCTGGCCCATCCCGATAAGTACATGGAGGGGCTTTCCGAGCCCGTATACAAGTCCGACTGGGAACGCAAGGTGTTCATATTCTGCGACCACAACCCGTTCGTGACCAGGTGGGGCTACGAGCCCTTCGCAATATCCTACTATTCCCCGGTGCAGATGAAGCAGTCCATATACAAGCCCGACATCTACATCGAGTGCCAGTATTCTGACGGGAAGAAGGAACGGTGGCTGATCGAGATAAAGCCGGTCGCCTACTCGGTGATGCCCAAGGCTCCCAAGCCGCTGGCGGAGGGCGCAACCGCGAAACAGGTCGCGAACTTCCAGAAGAGGGACCTCGCCTACCAGCGCAAGAGCATGGACGTGATGACCAACTACGCCAAGTGGGAGGCCGCCGAAAGGTGGTGCCAGCTGCACGGGGTGAACTGGCTTGTACTTAACGAGAGCAACACCATGGGACTCTTCAGTCCCGGAAAGGCCGTTTGAAATAGTTTCCTCCCCGTAAAGCGAGGGAACTATGAGCAACGACCGCGAAGAATCAGTATGGTACATCAACAACAAGGGAAATGACGGCATAAGCGCCGATACGAAACCGTACATTACGATTTCTGACTATGACGGATGGTCGTCCGCTGTCACCGCCAGCAACATTTATACCAAGGCGGACCACGATGCCGGCGGGATCGGCCTGAACCGCAAGTTCGACACCGAACTGGTCGACGATATCGACCGCATCTACCGCGACCACTGGGACCTGCCGGAATATTTGCCCTTCCGTGAATGCGTCAAGATGGGTATCCAGGACGGCATCAAGGCCGGCCGCAAGGTGGCCAAGGACATCCTTGCCGGCAAGGACAAGGAGATCGAGACGGCAAAGGCGGAAACCGAGCACTGGAAGAACGCCTTCAAGGGCCTGCTCATCAAGTGCCGCGAGGGTGTCGAGGCGTTCGAGTTCATTTCCAAGGTGGTCCACCTGGACAACCAGGCAAAGGGCAAGTAATGCGGAACTGCTGTCCAGAGACACCCGAGATAGACGGGATATACAAGCCGCTGAGCAGGCGCCTGGTAGACTTCGGCAACGAGGTGTACGCGGGTTGCGACAGCGGCCAGCGTGTCATCATGTGGGTGTTCAGTTTCTACGACGGCATGGCGAAATGCAAGGTGTGCAAGCACGCCCTCGACGACATGTACGGCTGGTTCCACAAGTACGGCCTTCTGAACGACCCGGTGAGGGGAGTGCGCATGGTCGTCGAGGACGAGCCGCACACTAACCTGATATGCGTGGAGTACGGGTTTACCAAGATGCCGATGCACATATTCACCGACGGGGACGGCAAGGTGATCGACATCCTGTTCGACTTCCCCGACACGGAATGGCTGGACAGGTACATCCTGCCCTACCTGCAGGAGGATTCTAAGATCATATGAGAGAACGAGTTACAATCATCGGCTATTCACTTGACGCGATACTTGAGGCGGTCCGCCGCTCGACCGAGTCCAACGCGGACGTAGTCCTCCTTTCCACGGCTACCCCGGGTACCCCTCTGGACTCGTACGGTGACTGCATCAGCAACCGGTACGCCGAGGTCATCTCCGAGCTGCTCGGCGGCAACCTGGCATACGACGAGTACGTCAACCCGAGATATATATACCTGCCCTATAACGGGGTGAAGATCACGAACCGCCGCAACGGCGTCATCCAGTTCCCCCTTTCCGGGAAGTCGTTCGACTCCCAGGAAGAATGGGCCGAATGCGCAAGGTGCATGGCCGACCCGGCGGTAGTGGAGAGCATGTCCGACATGTCGCTCCCCCCGACCAAGATATTCACCGCGATGAAGGGCGCGATGCCGCAGAAGTTCGTCGACACGTTCGTGCGTGCCATGGGCATCACGAGATGGAGGGGGGTGCAGGTGTCCAGGCTGTCCATGCAGGGATACCGGTACGAGTTCCCGCTGGAATACATCGGGCGTGCCGACTACAACGAGTACTTCTGCCGTCCGAAGATGTCCTACGCCAACATCTGCAAGAAGATCATGAGCCGTTTCGGCATATCCCACCGGGAAATCACGCTGGAAGAGGCGTCGTCCATCGTCAAGGACAACAAGTTCCCGGGACACGTGGTCGTAATGGACAACAGGGTGGACCAGCTGGTCGACTATATCGGGGGCAGGTTCGACAGGCAGAAGTTCAAGGCGGTGACCATGAAGGTGCCCCCTGAACTGGAGTTCGCCGGCGACGGTCTGTTCTATACCCCGCTGTCCACATGCTGGGCCGTGTCCGTGTTCGACGGCAAGGCGCGCCGGTTCATGTCGGAAGTGGTCGAGACGCTGTACGGTGACGACATCACCGAGATCCCGTCAACCAGGTCCAACATCAAGCTGTACGACACCTACGTCAACCTGATAAAGCAGTTCGGCGACAAGGAACTGATGCTCGGGCAGAGGGTGGAGACTTTAATAAAGTGAACGTAGGCGTATTCGCATACGAGGGTTCTGCATCCGAGGGGCTGGCGGCGAAATACAAGGTATTCGCCGCCAGTCCGTTACGTGGAGACTGGACGGCACAGATGGCCGAGGGGACCGCCCGGCTACTGGATTCCGGGTGCGACTGCATCGTGTTCATAGGGAAGGATTGCCGCCCGCAGCCGGACCTGGTCGATTCGCATTCGGTCTGCCTGGCCGCACACCGGTATCCCCTGGTCACATGCGGGCGCATACTGCACCCCGACAGCCGCTGGAAGGACTTCCGCGAGGTCGGCAAGCCGAGCCACCTGAAACTTTTCAA